CACCGATTGACTGGGACAAGTTTGTAAACTATAGAGAATATTTCTGGGCACCAGAAGGACCTCCATCTGTGCAGGTATATGGGCAGTCGGCTGCGATAGTCAGCACCTATAAAGTTAAAAGTTCTGTAAACAGTTTTATATTCACACCAGATGGATATACAAACAACCCTGCCTTAACTTTATATAGAGGGCAAACTTATAAATTTGTGGTAAATCTTCCTAATGATGGATTTGCTATCAGATCAAGTTACGATACTGGTTCATTGACCTACGATCCTAATAGAACTTATTTTGCTGGTTCAGTAGTTGTTTACGATAATAAACTATGGAAAGCTAAAGTTGAAGTATTAGCTAATGACGGAAGCAGTATTGATATTAACAGTCAAGACTGGGAATTTGTTGAAATTGTTTCCAGCCAGGCAACTTCTTTAGATTACAATCAAGGAGTTACAAATAATAAAATCGAAAACGGAACTGTGACTTTCACTGTTCCATATGATGCTCCTGATATTTTATATTATCAAAGTGTAACAAGCCCAGACAAGTTTGGACGATTTGTCATCGCTGACATCGAATCTAATACTAAGATCAACATTGACAAAGAAATTTTAGGAAAAACAAACTATCAAAGCAGCAATGGAGTGAAATTTACCAACGGTTTAGTTGTAGAATTTATGGGAAATGTTACCCCAGAAAAATATTCTTCTGATTCATGGCTAGTTGAAGGCGTTGGAAATAAAATCACGTTGACTAAATTCTCCGATTTAGTAGTTCCTGTTCTGTCAACAGATCTTCCTGAAGTGTTATTCGACAACGAAGGATTCGACACACAACCATTCGACGATGCCAGCGCATATCCTGGCACCAAAGATTATATCACTATTTCTAAAGATAGTAAAGATATCAATCCGTGGAGCCGTTACAACCGCTGGTTCCATAGAAGCGTATTAGAATATTCTTATAAATTCAGAGGGCAGGATTTTGACTCACCAGAGGCATCGAGAGCAAAAAGACCAATTATTGAGTTTTTGCCTAACATAAAATTATTCAATCATGGATATATCGCAAAAGCCACAGTTGATTATATTGATGATTTTACTGATGACATCTTTAGCAAAATTGAAGGCAGCACAGGTTACAACATCGATGGTGAATTTGTTTTTGAAGGTGCAAGAGTTTTAGTAATAGCTGATACTGATGCTCTAGCTAATAATAAAATTTATAGAGTTACATTTATAACTCATAACAACCGCAGACAAATTAGTTTAAAAGAAGAAGTTGATTCGCTGTCAACCATCGGAGAATGTGTATTAATTCGTCGAGGAAATAATAATGCAGGCTCGATGTTTCATTATAACGGAACAGCATGGATAAAGAGTCAAGAAAAAACTTCAGTAAACCAAGCACCACTGTTTGATGTATTTGATGAAAACGGTGTTAGTTTTTCCGACCCAGATACATATCCGGTAAGTTCTTTTAACGGAACTAAACTAATGTCCTATAAAGTAGGAAATACAGCATTAGTTGATAAAGAATTAGGATTCGTTTTAAGTTATCAAAAAATCGACAATGTCGGAGATATTCTATTCAATTGGGATTGGGACTCTGATATTTTTTATTATACCGTTGACCAAACAAGACATAGTAAAAAGATTTCAACTGGATTCTATGAATTTTCTCAAAATTCAGTTTATGAAAATGCTTGGATAAAATTAGCTAATACTTTTGTTCAACCAATCGTTGACAGTCAAATTGTTTCAGAAGCAACATCTACATTAACTTTTAAAACAATATATTGGACTGATTTAGTATCAGATCCGATCATTCGTTTTTATATAAACGGAAATCAGTATACAGGCACTTATACAAGACAAGGTGATACATTTACCTTTGATCATACATTCAGCGAAAGGGATGTGGTATCTGTTAAGATTATCACAGATGTTGAGCCCGATCAAGGATATTATGAAATTCCTGCCGGCCTAGAAAAAAATCCTTTCAACAACGATTTAACTGAATTTACACTAGGTCAAGCTATTGATCATGTAGTTACGTCTATCGAGTTCGATGACGACTTTTCCGGAGTTATTCCCGGAGCATCTAATTTAAGAGATTTGTTTGATCATAGATCTTATGGAAAGAGATTTTTAAAACATTCCGGAATAGCACCGATTTCTATTAGTCTGTTATGTGATAAGACCAACAACATTATAAAAGCGTTACAATATGCTAATAAATCTTACACAACATTTAAGAATAATTTTTTACAAAAAGCTACAGAAATAGATTTCAATAACAACATCGCTAATTTTGTTGACGATATTGTATCGGATCTCGGAAGAGTTAAAAGTATAACAAGTCCGTTCGCTGATTCAGATATGATCGGTAGCGGTGCTTACAATTTAATTAGATATGTAGTTGAAGACGAGGGAATCAAAACTTTTAGTTTATCGGAAAAGTTTAATTTAACAGAATTAAGCAGACGTGCGGTTTATGTTTATATTAATAATCAACAATTATTAAACTCACGAGATTATGAATTTGATTCTACATTCGGATTTTTAAAATTAAATGTTAATTTACAAATCGGAAGTGTGATTGAAGTTAGAGAATATGTAACAACTTCTGGATGTTATATTCCCCCTACTCCAACAGCAATGGGACTGTATAAAAAATACACTCCTATGAAGTTTCTTGACGACACATATCAAGAACCAAGATATGTTATCCAAGGACACGATGGTAGCATCACTGCTACATTTGGAGATTATAGAGACGATCTATTATTAGAACTAGAGTATCGAATTTATAACAATATTAAAACACAATACGATCCTTCAGTGTTTGATATCGATACAATAGTTGGAGGATATAACGGTTATGGTTTATACAAAAAACCTCAGCTAGATGAAATTATTTCTCAAAATTTCTTGAAGTGGATAATGAATACCAGCATCGATTATATCAATAATGATTATTTTGATAGCCAAAATTCTTTCACTTACACTTACTCTAATATGACCGATCCAACAGGATTGCAAAATCTTCCTGGATTCTGGAGAGGAGTATATCAATGGTTCTACGATACAGATAGACCACATCGCTGTCCTTGGGAAATGTTAGGATTCAGCGAAAAACCAACATGGTGGGAAGATCAATACGGTCCGGCTCCTTACACAAAAAACAATTTGCTATTATGGGAAGATTTGCGAGATGGTATAATTCGTCAAGGTCCTAGAGCCGGAACATACGATCGATATAAGCGTCCTACAATTATGGGGCATATCCCAACAGATGAGGATGGCAAATTACTAAGTCCTCTTGAATCAGGACTAGCTGGTAACTTTACCTTAGTTAATAATAGAGGTCCGTTTAAATTAGGAGATGTTGCTCCTGTCGAATACGCCTGGAGATCAAGCTCAGAATGGCCATTCTCTATTGTTATGGCAATGTGTTTGATGAAACCTTTTGAGTATATTACTACTCAATTAGACACATCAAAAACAATAACCAATAAATTAGATCAAACTGTTAACGCATCTACTAAGTTATTTTCTAAATTAACTGATACAATCGATTTATCAAATGACGCTATAAACAGCGGTTTGATACAATATCTAATTGCATATGTAAAATCCAAAGGATTAGATACTGATTCGATCGTTGAGATGATCAATAATCTTGATGTAAGATTGTCATCGAGATTATCTGGATTTGTTGACAAAGCTCAACAAAAGTATTTGTTAGATTCTAAGAGTCCAAGCAGTTCTAGCAGCACAGTTTTCGTTCCAGCGGAGAACTATGATATTATTTTTAATGTTAGCACACCTATTTCAAGTATAACATACAGCGGTGTAATTTTAGAAAAGACAGAAGGCGGCTGGACGATTAACGGTTACGATGATGTGTTGCCGTATTTTAACTATTATGCTGCGGTTCCTAACCAACGAGATCCGTTGATGTCGGTAGGCGGAGTCAGCGAAAGATTCTTAGAATGGGAAGCTGACAAATTATATAATAACGGTCAGTTAGTTAGATATCAGAATGTTTATTTTAGAGCTTTAAGAACACATACTTCTACAGACGAATTTGATTCTTCTCTATGGTCTAAGTTAACAGGTATACCGCAAACCGGCGGCGTTGAAGCATTTAGAAGAAGAAATTTCAACACATTAAGAGTTCAAAAACTTAGCTACGGAACTAGATTGTCTACAATTCAATCTGTAGTAGATTTTCTTTTAGGCTATGAGCAATATTTAAAATCAGTAGGATTTAAGTTCGACAATTACAATCCAGAAATACAGGCCAATGAAGATTGGTCAACTGCTGCCAAAGAATTCCTATTCTGGACAAAACAAAACTGGATGATTGGATCATTGCTGACCCTTAGCCCTGCTGCGAATAAACTTTATATTAGCACACCAGTTGGAGTTTCAGATAGTCTATTAGACAGTTTTTACGACTACAATGTTTTAAAGGTTGACGGAAAACCTTTGATACCTGCCTTTATCAACGTTAACAGAGAGTTTCAATCGTTAACAATAGAAACTACAAATACTACAGATGGTATCTATTACTTGAAATTATACTACGTTCTAAAAGAGCACGTTGCGGTATTCACAGATAAAACAGTTTTCAATGATGTAATTTACGATAAGACTACTGGTTATCGACAAGAGAGAATTAAAACTCAGGGATATAGAACAATTGACTGGGACGGAGATTACACCAGCCCTGGATTCTTGTTTGATAATGTAAACATAGATCCTTGGATGCCTTGGACTGATTATAAGCTAGGGGATATTGTATCATATAGATCTTATAACTGGACCAGTTTACAAAATCAAAACGGCACAGAATTGTTTGATGAAACTAGGTGGACTAAATTAGATTCCACACCAGAAAAACAACTCATTCCTAATTTTGATTTTAAAATAAATCAGATTTACGATTACTACAATGTTGATTCTCAAGGTATCGGAGAGTCTCAACGTGCATTGGCAAGACACACTGTTGGATATCAACAAAGAGAATATTTGCAAAATCTAGCAGAAGATCCTGTAACACAATTCCAACTATATCAAGGATTTATTAGAGAAAAGGGAACTATAAATTCTGTTACAAAAGTATTTGACAAATTAAGTAGAACTGCTGATACTAGTATTGATTTAAACGAAGAATGGGCTTTCCGATTAGGTAGGCTTGGTGGCGTTGATCAAGTATCGGAAGTAGAATTCACTGTTCTAAAACAAAACTTTGAATTGAATCCACAGCCGCTATTGTTCGTAGAATTTCAACCGTCAGTTGAAACAGATCAAAATTATCGAATAGTAAAAGCCGATTTTACAATCGAGCCTATTCCTTACACTACTAATATCAATCCTGTTTCTTTTGAAACTAAGCCAATTAAAACTGCTGGGTATGTTAATAATCTAACAGTTGATTACATTATTAAATCTAGAGAAAACCTATCTGATTTAAACATCGAAGAGATGTTTGATAATTGCCATATATGGGTAACATTTGATGGCCCCGAGTGGCAAGTTCTACGATTTAATCAAAGTCCTTTATTAACTATCGAGGGAATAATCAAGACAGGAACTGCTGTAACCATCACATTATCTAGATCTCATAATTTTGTAGTAGGTGATTATATCGGTATCAAAGATGTTATTAACTTAACCGGGTTTTTTAAAATCACAGAAATTGATACAAGAACAGTCACAGTTACAGTTGCTGAAGATGCTCAAGATCCAGAATATGATATCAGCTCTATAACACCGATTTATATTTTAACTGAGTCAAGATTTAAATCTTATGAAGATATTAATCCAGGGTCAATGGCATTGTTAAAAGACAATTCTAAACTTTGGATTGATAACAACGGCAGCGACCTTTGGGAAGTTATTAATAAGAAAAATCAATATACTGATTTATCTATATCTGAGTATGGAATTACAACTCCATTGTATGCAGGAACTAAGGTTTTATACGACGATAATTTAAAACAAGTTATTTCAAGTATACCGGGTTCTGGTTACGTGATGTGTTACGTTGAGGGGACTACTGGGCTAGTTCTCAAACAAATCGTTGCACCACCGTCTGGCATTGAAAACAGTGTTAGAGGATCGTTCGGAGCTAAAATGGCTATCACTCCTGATAGCAGATTTTTAATTGTTGCAAGTCCATCCGCTAATAATGTTCCTAGCGATTATGTTGGCGAATTTGATAATACTAAAAATTATCTTGTTGACGATGTTGTATTGTATCAAGGTAAATTATGGAAAGCTGTCCAAGACGTTAGAGCAGACGGCAGCACCGCAGATTTTGACACATCGGATTGGACCATAGCTGTTAATATTCCAGCAACTCCTGTTGGATCCGGTTTTGGATCAGCTGCACAAGGAATGATCTCCATTTATGAATATGTAAATCAACAATGGACGATTTCAGAATCATTTGTAAGCCCAAGGCCTGCTAATGCAGAAAATTTTGGAGCCGACGTTTGTGTAGGGCAGAGCGGATCTAAATATTACCTAGCAGTTTCTGCTACAGGAGCATTAGATAAACGCGGTAGAGTTTATCTGTATGTTTACGAGTCAGGTGAATGGAAACACCTAGAAAACGAAAATTATAAAGGCATATACAATTCAAGTCCAGCTGCATACTATCCAAGAGGTTCTATAGTATGGTATAATGGCGGACTATGGCAAGCTAACACAGATACATTCGGCGACGGCAGCACCATAAGTGTTGATTCGTTAAGTTGGACTAGAATCGATCCTGTTTCGACCCAATGCTCATTGCCACAAAACATTGCACTAGACGATGACGGATCAACATTAGCACTAGGTCTTGTCAGCGAAACACAATTAGCTGAGCTGGTAAAACAAGGCGACGAGTTTGGTTTCAGTTTAGCCATGAGCAGAGATGGTAGTATATTAGCTATAGGATCTCCTAACAGCGACGGACAATATTTTGCCAACTACAGAGGTATATGGAGACCAGACATCGAATACATCGAAGGCGACGTGGTCAAATACGATAACATATATCATAAATTAACACAGCGAATTGGCGAGATCGGTGATTCTACAACCAGAAGTTATAACGAAGAGCCTGGTCGCTTACCTTGGGAAAACGTCGGTGACAGCTCTTCAGAATCATCTGGAAAAGTTTACATCTATCAAAGAAATAGTAATGATCTGTATCAGTTAAAACAAACTATCAATAACGGTTCTATGGCTAATCTAAATGATATAGATTCTGGATCATTGATTAGTTCGGGCGATCAGTTTGGATGGAGTTTAGATTTAGATTACAGCGGATCAACACTTGTTATTTCTAGTCCGCTAGCGGATATTAATTTACAAAATCAAGGTAGCGTATATGTATTTAGAACAGACGGATATGCTCCTGTTGAATATCGTTTAAAACAAAAACTTGAAAGTTATGAACAATATCCTAACGAATACTTTGGTCAAAATGTTCAGATAAGTGCTAACACAGAAAAAATTGTTGTAGGAGCTAAAAATTCTCCGTTTATTATTCCTACAAGATTAGACATGACTGTTGGAACTATCTTTGACAAAGGCAGAACTAAGTTTATCGAAAGCCAAGGTTATAGTGGTGCTGCTTATGTATTTGAAATCAAAGACAGCATTTATTTCTTAGCAGAAAAATTAGACACAGATTTTACACCTTTTGAAAGTTTTGGTTATAGTGTTGATGTTAGCGCATCTGCAATAGTAGTAGGATCTCCTGACTATCGTAATACAACTACCGGGTTGAAAACAGGAAATGTTAGACTATTCAAGAAAGACGCATCAGTTAATTCTTTAAACATCATTGGTCAAGAAACAGCAACTATAGATATTTCTATGATCAAGAGTATTTCGATGTTTGATACTGAAAAGAATTATAAAATACAAGAGCTTGATTACATCGATCATGCAAAATTAAAAATTTTAAATTCTGCAGAATCAGAAATTAAATTTAAAACTTCTTTTGATCCTGCTGTCTATAGTATAGGAACAGAGGAACAGGTTGTAGATCCTGAAACTGCATGGACCACAAAAAATGTTGGATTGTTATGGTGGAACCTATCTACAGCTAAGTGGAAAAATTATGAGCAAGGCGACCTAGCATATAGACTAGGTAACTGGAACGGATTAGCAGAAGGATCAACCATTGACGTATACGAATGGGTTGAAACACCATTATTACCCAACGAATGGTCGGCCCTGGCAGATACTAATGAAGGATTAGCTGAAGGGATTTCCGGACAACCGTTATATCCAAACAACGATGTATATTCTGTAAAATATCTGTTTAATTCTCTAGGTGAGCCTACAGATACGTTGTATTATTATTGGGTAAAAAATAAAGTTGTAGTTCCGGAGAACATGCCGGGCAGAAACATTTCTGCAGCCGCAGTGGCCAATCTAATTTCAAATCCCACAGCATCTGGTGTGGCTTTTGTCTCTTTAATTGATAAAGATAAACTATTAACTTATAATTTACCGTCAGTGATGACTTCAGCTACTGCGGTAATTAATTTACAATTTAGAAAAGATTATTCCGAACTGAACCCTATTCATAATGAATATCAACTATTGTCGGACGGTATTGCAGATAGCTTGCCTTCGACGAAATTAGAAACAAAGTGGTTCGATAGTTTAATAGGCTACGATCAAGCAGGTAATCGTGTGCCAGATCCAGACCTACCAATTAAACAAAAATATGGAATAGCATTTAGACCTAGACAAAGTATGTTTGTTAATAGGTTGGCTGCATTAAAAATCGTTGTCGATAATGTCAATGCAATTTTATATAAAGAGCCATTTGCTGATACAATTAATTATGAAAATTTAAACTTGGTCGATCTAGCACCAAGCGAAGCACTAAATCTTTATGATGTAACTGTAGACACTTATAACGATTTGGCCGTTGTTGGAACAGTAAGAACCAAACAAGCAAAATTGCAAGTAAACATTGTCGACGGTGAAGTTGATACGATCGATATATTAGATCCGGGTGCTGGATATAAAGTTTCTCCTCCTATAGTAATCGATGGTGACGGTAAAGGTGCCAAAGCTGTGGCTATTATAGATAATCAAGGAAGAATTTCTTCAGTAAGAATTGATTCGAGAGGCAAGAGATACAATTCTGCAACAGTTAGTGTAAGACAATTTTCTGTGTTGGTAAATTCAGATTCAACAGCTAACGGATTTTGGAGCATTTATGCTTGGGACGACATAAGAAAAACATTCTTCAGAAGTGCATCTCAGGCCTATGACCACTAGATACTGGGAATATATTGACTGGTATAAAGATGGATACGGTGTAGGAACTCGATTAGTAAAAGAAATTTCTCAAGTTTTCGAAGAATCGACCATTGATGTAAGTATTGGTGATGTAATTCAAGTTAAAGAATATTCTAGCGGTGGATGGGCATGGTTTGAAAAGACATCTGATGCTGCCGGAACATTCTTAGATAGATTTACAATGGTTGCAAGAAAACAGGGAACTATTAAATTAAAAGACACGTTATACAATATTAATACAGCAGGTATTGGTTATGATAATGTTTCTAGCTTCGACACTGGTTTTTATGATATTGAAAATGCAAAAGAATTAAGAAATATTCTTAAAGCAATCAAAGAAGATATCTTTATTAATAACTATGCTGTCGAATGGAACAAGTTATTTTTTACCTGTATCAGATATGTATTTTCAGAACAGTTATATGTTGACTGGGCTTTTAAGACCAGCTTCTTAACAGCTATTCATAATATAGGTAATTTAGAACAAAGATTAAATTATAAAAATGATAATTTAAAGAATTTCCAAGATTACATTGACGAAGTCAAACCATATAGATCGACAGTAAGACAATACATCAGCCGATATGACAGCGTTGAGCCATTGGGTATGGCTGCTACAGACTTTGACCTTCCTGCAGAGTATGTTGAATTAGAAGGTCGAATTCTTCCAGTCAACGAAAACAGTAACAGTATTAATTCCTATCCATGGAAATGGTGGAAAGATAATTTAGGCTTTTCAATTGTTGATATACAGATAGCAGACGTAGGCGAGCAATATACTCAAGCACCTCGAGTAGTAATTGACGGTGATGGCACTGGTGCTACAGCTCAAGCATTTGTATCAAACGGCAAAGTGTCTGGAATCCAAGTTTTAACAGTCGGTTCAGGATATACAAAAGCCCCAACTGTTACATTAGTTGGTGGTAATGCTACAGGTTATAGAACAGCAAGAGCTGTTCCGATCTTAGGCGACACTAAAACAAGAACTTTTGATTTAAAAATTAAGTTTGATAGATTAGCTAAACAAGGATTATACACAAACTTATCTTATTCTCAAACATTCGTTGCCAGCGGACTTACCGCAGTATTTGAATTAAATTACGCACCAACAAGAGATAAAAGTAAGATAACAATAACTAAAAACAGTCAAGTAGTGTTAACCAACGAATATGAAATTAGTTTATATATTTCAAGCGTCGATGACTACAGTTTATTAAAGGGTAAAATAAAATTTATAGAAGCTCCTTTAAAAGATGATGTTATTATTATAACATATCAAAAAAATGACGAGTTATTAGACAGTATCAACAGGATTGAAAAGTATTATTCTCCAAGCAGCGGCATGCTGGGTAAAGAATTAAATCAACTAATGACTGGTATTGATTACGGCGGAGTTTCGATACAAGGAACAACATTTGATGTCACCGGCGGTTGGGATGCCCTACCTTGGTTTACAGATAACTGGGATAGCGTTGAGCCAAGTGCTGACTATTATCATATAGCTGATGGATCAACCAATTATGTGGTATTGCCTTACGTTCCAGCAGAAGGACAACAAATCAACGTTTACATAAAGCGTGTTAATGAACAACTAACTACACGAATCGATGATCCGTATTGGACACCTGCTCTGGATAGCTCATATGCAGTGAATCCAAATGCAGAAATGCCAACATTCGTTGGCGACGGTTCTACAAACTATGTTGATATTGGTCAGTATATACAAACTTATGCTGGCGATACTTTAATTTTCCGTCCTTCGGACAGTGACGGGTCTGTTACAGTTAATGATCCAAATATTTTAGATACTAGAATAAGTGGTGGTTCATTAAGTGCTATGAGCGGTGCGTATGCTACTGCTACAGGAACTACTGCCGAAGAAATAGCTATTGAAGGCGGTAAATTTATAGGTCCAGATCAAGTTCCAGCTCCGGAAGAAAATATTCCAGGTCAGGTATTAGATAGTGTATCTATTAAAGTTTTCCAAACAACAAAAACTGGATCTGCTGCAATACAATCAACAGTTTTAGTATCAGACGGTTCGACAAGATATTTTGACATTGGTATAAACATTCTTGAAAAACAATCTGTGTTAATTTACATCGATAAAGTAAAACAAACAGATTATATAATTGATCTTAAACTAAATCAGATTGAATTCCCAGTCGCGCCAGATGCTAATAAAATTATAGAGATAATTGCTGTAAGTATCGGCGGATTGTCTTTATTAGATTATCAAGAATATGAAGCAGACGGCGATACATCCTTGTTCCTAACCAATGCAAACTATGCCGATACTAGTTCAGTATTTGTAACAGTTGACGGAATCCAAACAGATATTGGATTTATCAATAGCACTGGAAATTTTGCTCTAACAAATAAAACTGTAGCTCAGTTTAGTATTAAACCTCCTGCTAGAAGTATTGTGAAGATTCTAGCATTAGGTGCAAACTTTGACGTTGATTCAACAGGACTATCAGTAGTTCGAGTAAATCGACAAGTTCTTACATATGAAGGCAGCACAAGAAGTTTCGACTTAGATAAATTTGTAAACCTTCAGAGAGCATCTTCTTTGTCGTCTATGATAGTTGAAGTTAATGGTGTTGCACTAAGAGGAGTTGATACTGTTAACGCTGTCTATGACGGAACTAATAATTCCTTTATATTAGGAACAGATCCATTCGAACCAGCCGGAACAGTTCTTCCGACAAACGTTCGAGTGTTTATTAATGGCGAATTAAAAACATTCGTAGAAGATTACAACTATGACGGAACTTCAAAAGAATTAACGATAGTTCCTTCTGTGCTAGTCGAAGGAGATACTATTGTTATTGAAAACGATTTCCGTGCAGAATACTATGTAGATGGTAGTAATATTGTTATCATCGACACATATCCATTAGTTGACGAGGATGAAATTGTAGTAACATGGTTCTCTGAATACCCTTCCTTGAAGATAGTATCAGACGAATACAAAGGCGGAAAAGTAAAATACAAGTTAGACTACACACCTATCACAATTGACTATATTTGGGTTTATAAGAACGGTGTTAGACTAACAAGAGATCAAGATTATTATGTCGATCTTGCAAGAAATTCTTTATATCTAACACAAGATACCACAGATTCAGATTTAATAAAAATAGTATTATTTGGAGACAAGACTTATAAGAATCCTAGTGCCTTTGAGATTTACAAAGATATGTTGAATGGATATCAATATAAGAGATATTCTATCAATAGTGTTAAGTTAGCTAAAGCGTTAAATTACTATGACACTAGTTTAGAAGTAACTAATGCTACAGACTTAACTGAGCCAATACCATCTCGCAACATACCGGGAATCGTTCATATTAACGGTGAAAAGATTGAGTATATGAGTAAAGTGGGAAATGTCCTTTCTCAATTACGTAGAGGTAGTCTTGGAACTTCGATAGCTGTGTTGCATGCCAAGGATTCTACTGTGATAGATGTTGGTTATCAAAACACTATTCCTTATAATGAATCGCAAGATCGTATAGATTTTATCAGCGACGGTAGCACAATTTTAATTGGACCGTTAGAGTATACTCCTGTTAAATCTAATAGAAATTCTTGGTTTAGATCTACGATACCTGCCACTTATGGGCCGTGCGATCAGATAGAAGTGTTTGTCGGTGGCCGCAGATTGCGTAAAGATCCTGTAGCAGTTTACGACGAATCTCTAGGAGCGTCTAGCCCATCATCAGATAAAACCTTAGAAGCTGAGTTTTCTGTAAACGGAACAGGAAACTATATTCGACTAACTGAAGCAGTTTCAGCAGGAACTAGAATATCTGTAATTAAGAAAACAGGTAAATTATGGTATGAGAGAGGCGAAACAACCGCTAGCAACGGCGTAACGCTGCTAGAATCCGACACTGCCATAGCTAAATTCATTGCACAGGGAACGAGCGATTTGCCAGAATAAATACATGATGATGGAATCAAAAGAGACTAAAATGCCAGAAAAAACCGATTTAAATCAGCCCGAGAAACGCCCCAACGAAACTGGCGGCTTTCATTTTGAAGGGCACATCAAAATTTTTGATCCTAGCTCAGGAGAAGTTTTTATTGATAAAAGAAACGCTATTCATTACGAAAACATGTCTGTATCTATGGTGCAGAGTTTGAGTAATCAAGGGCAAGGATTTATTTATGAAATGGTATTCGGAACTGGGGGGACTTCTGTAGATCCTACAGGATTAATCACTTATCTTACACCAAATACTATTGGAGTAAATTCTAGTCTTTATAATCAAACCTACCGAAAAGTAGTTGATGCGAATGCAGCTGAAAATATAGACCCTGTTCGTAATAAAATGGAAGTTCGCCATATTAGCGGTGCAACTTATAGTGATATTTTGATTTCGTGTTTATTAGACTACGGCGAACCTTTAGATCAAGAAGCATTTGACAACTCAGTTGATTTGAGCGGCAACTTTGTATTCGACGAGTTAGGTCTTAAAAGTTATGATCCATCTGGATCAGGAAAACTTTTAACACATGTAATTTTTCACCCTGTGCAAAAATCCTTGAATAGATTAATTCAAATTGACTATACGATTCGTTGCCAGAGCTTAACCGGTTTTACTGAGGTATAATAGATGCCATATATCGTAAATTTTACTGACAAAGACAATAAGAGTCCTGTTACGGTATTTGACAATACTTCAAGCACAGACACCAGCTTAATTTTCCCAGGAAGAAATGTCACTGGGTATGGACAGATAATCGCAGAAAACTTTTTGCATTTACTTGAAAATTTTGCTAGCGGAACACAACCAATTAACCCTGTAGAAGGACAACTTTGGTATGATAGCACCAACGGTATCTTAATGGTATGGGATAACACTAGTTGGAAAGCTGCTTCGAATATTCAAAAGTCTGCTACAGAGCCTAGCGTTGAGACATCGAAGGTTGGTGAATTGTGGGTTGATACCACAAACCAACAATTAAGAATTTACACAGGCACACGATGGATCTTGGTAGGTCCGTCAGAAAGTTCTGTAGACGGATTGAGATATGGACCTGCTGTTGAAAAGATCGCTGACTCGGATAACATTGAAAGATCAGTATTGATATTTTATCTAGCAGATGTTCCAGTTATCATATTCTCAAAAGATAGTTTTACACCCAAGGTTGAAATTTCCGGTTTCGTAACAATTAAATCGGGTATTAATGTCAATACTCCAGTTACAACAGCTGAGATAGAAAGATTCGTTGGCGGAAATCTTCCCAAACTTTATGGAATCGCTTCAAGCGCAGATTCCTTAAACATCAGTGGAACTTCAGTAGCATCTGGAAAATTTTTAAGATCAGATACAACAAATACTACTGACTATTCGTTTAATGTTAGAAATAATAGTGGTATTACATTAGGCATTGACGGAACTTTTAACTTATCAACTTCTCCGACAGCAGCAAAAATTTATAACTCTGCTGCTGGTAGTTCGTTAGATCTACAAGTTAATAGAAACGGAACTCCTAGCACTATTTTACGAATACTAGACAATAAGGTTGGTATTAACAAAGCGGCTCCTGATCAGGCATTAGATGTTGACGGTAACATTGCATTAACAGGATCTTTAATTGTTGACAACACGTCAGAAAGTAGTAATTTAAACAACGGATCATTGCGTGTAGCAGGCGGAGCCGCTATTGCGAAGAATCTTCTAGTTGGAACAACTTTAGATGTTACAGGAGTAACTCAAGTAAGTTCAATACAACCAAGAACTACTGAAACTTATGATAGTGGAACAGAATTAAAACGTTGGAAAACAGTTAGAGCAAAAACAATTATTGCTGATGAAATTGAAGGTGTGTTAAACGGTAACATCAACGGTAACGCCAACACAGCTACTAACTTGAAAAGAGTTACAACATTTCAGTTAACTGGTGACGTTGTTAGTCCACCCGTTCAGTTTGACGGCCAGGTTGGTAGCTATTCGAAGTTGTTTACTACAACGTTGACAGCAAATATCATCTCTGGAAAACCAACTCCTGCGCCAAACACATCTAAAGCAACAGATTTTGTTCTAACATATAGAGCCAGCGAATCGACCGGTGCATCATCTGGTCTTTTAAAACAAACTAGAGATACATTTGTCGGAGATTTAGGAATTCCGTTAGGAACTATTCTCCCTTACGCAGGATCAACAGCACCCTATGGATTTTTATTATGTGATGGTTCCGAAGTTGAAAAAGCCAAATACCCAGAATTATATGACGTGATTGGAACAACTTATAACGGAACCACAGCATTAGCTGGTGTGAATACTTATAGGTTACCCGATCTAAGAGGTAGATTTCCGTTAGGTCGAGACAACATGGATAACGGTGTTACTGTTCCTAATAGTCTTGGCGGATATGTTGATGGCGGTGGCGGAACAGCAAGCAGGGTTCCGGACACAAAAGCACAGATTTTAGGTGGCGATGCAGGACAAAGTTCTGTTACATTAACGTTAGGAAATTTACCAGAACACAGTCATTCTTTGAATTATAATGGAGTTCAATACTCCGTAGTAAAATATGATACAGCGATCAATCCCCCAGCATCAACTGGGTTAGGTCCGACTGCTCCAGGTCAAATGCAATACTTACAAGATTCAGGTGGAATTAAAAAACCAGATCCTTCTTTTGCTTTAGGAACTGCGGTTGGTATAATGAATCCGTTCTTAACATTGAACTATATTATAAGATCTGGTCCTCCTGCATTTACTACAACAACAACGACATAACAGAGTTAGAATATGGCCTATCAAATTAATAAAACAGACGGAACGATTGTAGCAACCGTAGCTGATGGTCAGATTGACCAGTTAAGCACAGATCTAACTTTAATTGGTAAAAATTATAGTGGTTTCGGTGAAGCACTTAATGAAAACCTAATTAAACTTTTAGAAAATTTTGCCAGCACAACTCGTCCAACACATCCTATTAGAGGACAAATATGGTTTGACGTTAGCGAATTAAAATTAAAAGTCTACAGCGGCACAGGATTTCAGCCAGTTAGTTCTGCAACTATTTCAAACACACAACCATCAAATCTCGGTGTTGGCGATTTATGGTTCAATGACGTTGATCGTCAATTGTATTTCTTTGACGGAACCAACACGATTCTTTTAGCTCCGTCCTATTCTGCTTCACAGGGTGTAAGCGGATTAAAAGTTGCAAGTATTCTTGATACACTTAACCAAACTCGTGTTGTAACTTATCTTTATAACAACGGAATTTTACTAGGTATTTTTGCTAAAGATACCTTTACTCCAAAAAATGCCATCGAAGGATTTACCGGAAGTATAACTCCTGGCTTCAATGCTGGAAATTTATCAGGTATTAAATTTAACGTAACCTGCACAAATGCAGAACAGTTAGGTGGAACCACTGCTACAACTTATGTAAGAAAAGATACTTCTAATGCGATTGCCGGACAGTTACGTATTACCACTGACCTTGGATTAGTTATCGGTTCAGCTGGTCAAGGAAACTTTACAGTTAACGGAGGAAATGTATTTTTATCAAACGCATCTACAGATAAAAATATGATTTTCAACGTTAGAAAAGGTATTAACCAAGAAGATGCGATAACGATATATTCGGATACCAGACAGGTTAAAATCTATGATGGATACACAGATAGCTTAGTAACACTTGGTGGTGGTCTAGTTATCACAGGTGATTTGACAGTTCAAGGAACCACCACAACTGTTAATACTGCAACTTTAAGCGTAGAAGATAAAAATATTGAACTAGCTAAAAATGCTGTAGATAATTCAGATGCAGACGGCGGCGGAATAACATTAAATGCCGGAACCGACCCAGATAAAACATTGACCTGGACAACAGCTAGTTCGGCTTGGAACAGTTCAGAGCATATAAATCTTGCTTCAGGTAAGAGTTATAGAATTAATGGAATTGAAGTTCTTACAGCAAACAGTTTAGGTGTAGGAATTACCAGCATTCCGGGCGTTACATCTTTTGGTAAACAGACAGTAATTAACGTTGGACCTGGTCTAGTCACAGATCCTGCTTATTTAAGATTACAAAATAATAAGATCAGCACCTTATTAACAAATCAAGATTTAGAATTAGAACCTCAGGGGACTGGTAACGTAGCTCTTATCGGTAGTCCAAAGATTACCGGAATGGCAGATCCTACAGCAGCACAAGATGCCGCGACAAAAGAATACGTTGATAATACTATTGAGCTTAGATCGATTGTATTGAGTATGGACTTGTCAGACGGTAAGCCCAATAGTTATATTATTACTAACATTCTAAACAATATTGCTCCTGTGGCTGATTATAGAGACGGCACAGTGGCTAGGATATTATGCACAATTTTAAGTAATTCAACTGTTAACTTAGATGTTAACCCATTAATTAATCAAAGTAGTTCAACATTTAATACTCCGACAGGAACAGCACCTGCTTTAACCAACGTAAGTATAAGTGTTGCAACAGTGCCAGCCCCTAGTGTTAGCACAACAAGAATTATTAAAGTTTTCCAAGTTATTGCCGGTGCATGGAATCATGTGTCAGACACCGTGCTTCCACCATAATGAGATTAGGAGCGGATTAAATGGCTTATACAATTAACAAATACAGCGGTGTTCAACTGGTAGTCTTAGAAGACGGCACAGTTGACACTTCTACCAGTATAGGCCTTGTAGGAAGAAATTATGTAGGTTACGGCGAAATACAAAATGAAAACTTTTTGTATCTCCTAGAAAATTTTGCAAATATTAATCCTCCTGCAAGACCATTAGAAGGACAACTTTGGTTCAATACAACCAACGACCTATTACATGTCTACGACGGTGCAAAATGGGTTATCGTTGGTTCTGCAGTTATAGCCGAAACAGCTCCGGTAGATCCTCCAAACGGTGCATTATGGTATAAGATGCCTTATCGAACACTACATGTTTATGAAGGCGGCGAATGGAAATTTATAGGACCAGAAACAGCGGAAGGATTCGCAACTACTAGAGCGCGATCTACAGTATTATTTGATTCAGACGGTAATAGAAAACCTGTTATATTAATTGAAGTTAATGGTAATATTATTGGTATAATTACGTCACAGGCATTTACTTTGGCTCCTGCTACAGCACCTGCAGGGTTTGGCACATTAGCAGCTGGTATAAATTTAATTTTTGGAATAGATCTCAAAGGTAATGTTCAAGGTAAAGCTACAAGAGCAGATAGATTAGAAACTGCTAGAAACATCAACGGAACGCCCTTTGACGGAACCACTGATGTTAACATCAGAGCGAACACTACTAATTCTCTAGTAAGGGGTGCGTATCTTACAGGTGCAAACTTTGACGGCTCTACACAAACTACATGGGCAGTAGATGCAAGTTCAAGTAATTTAATTGGTAAAGTTGTTGTTAGAGATTCTAGTGGAAACTTTAGTGCCGGCACAGTAACAGCTAACTTAATAGGTAATGTTCAAGGTAATGTTACCGCGGCGTCTGGAACAAGTATATTTGATACAGTAACCGCCAATAGATTCATTGGTGCTACACTAACAGGAAATGCTGCCACAGCATCTAGATTAGAAACTGCAAGACTTATTAACGGTGTGTCATTTGATGGGGGTTCAAACGTCACAGTTCCTGCCGCAGGAGAAACACTAACAGGTGTTTCCTTAGCCACCAACATCAAACATTCTTACTTAGAAAATTTAGGAACATTATCAACTTTAAATGTAGCTGCCGAAGGAATTACTGTAGGATCAAAATTAAAAATTATTGCCACAGGAACGTCGACGATTAGAAATCAGTCAGATGCAGCTTCTATAACAATTGACACAGCAGATTCAACAAGAACTGGCGGATATGCTAGTGTGTCTTTAGTGTCGAGTGCTATTAGTTTGTCCGGAAGTGGCGACAACAAACCAGCATTAATTCCTTCTTCTGGTAATGATGTTAATTTAGGACATCCTTCTTTTAAGTGGGGTAAAATTTACGCCAATGAATTAAAAGGTAATGCTGATACAGCTACATTAGCTACACGTTCTACTAATATTGTTGGAGGTGCAGCTGGTTCTATACCTTATCAAACAGCCGCAAATACAACAACATTATTACCATTAGGTCCATCAGGTTCGTATCTAAGAGCCTCAGCCAGTGGACTCACATGGAGCACATTAGGTTTTGAAGGATTAGTTCCTGGCGCTTACTTAGTAGGATCAAATTATAATACTTCTTCTCAGACTACATGGTCAGTAGATGCTACTTCTGCAAATACAGCCAATAAAGTTGTAGCCAGAGATGCCAGCGGTAATTTTTATGCTGGAACGATCAGTGCTAATCTAGT